TTTTTTATTACCTCTTACCGCTTTGGTGTTAGCTTCTTCATAAATCTTCATGAATTCATCAAAGTCAAGTGGAATCACCTTATCTGTTACTGAAAACCTTCCACCACCAAAAATAACTTCATTGCTCTTGAATGAAACAACCCTTTCATCACCATCAGCCACAACCCTTGCCACAATATCAACCATTCCAGCAACTTTGGTTGCAACTTTATCCTGAAGATTGGGCTTGATAGCTGTGATTTTATCCCCTGACTTCCTTGTAATGTCCTTACTTCTGTCCTCATGGCTGATAAGAATAATGTTTTCGTAATCCATATTTACCAACCTTTTAAGGGTTGATAAGAATTCTGTTCTGACCTTATCCCAGGCTGAAAAGTTGTCATCAGATTCATGGGTAATATTCAACTTGTCATACATGTAAAGTCTGCAATGCTCATAAGTATCTTCCAACAAGTCAACAATTATGGTCTTGAAATCTTTTTCTTTCTTTTCAAGTTCAGCAATAACATCTTTGAAGATTTCCCATGCCAGGGTTCTTTTAGTCTGTCTACCCTCAACTTTTACATGGTCTTTAATTGCAATGTATGGGGCATCAACAAATCTAATGTTTCCATCTGTATTAAGCATCAATGGGTCAGGAAATTTGTTTGCAAAGAAGGTTTTTCCACTGAATGGCACACCATAAAGCCAAACCACCTTCTTATTGATTTTCTGAATATCCCTTCTTTTGTTTTCAGGTAATAACATGTAATCAACTCCTTTTTCACAATAATCTTGGTATTCACACCAGTTACATAAGTAACTTGGTTCCTTGGGAAACTCTTTTGTTTCCAACACTCTTTTAATTCCCTGGTAAAATTCAATAACTTTTTCAATGTCAAATTGCACCTGAACCACTTTGATTTCTGAAGCTTCCAGTTCTTCTAAAATCCGCTTCCTGAAACTTATAATATTTTCCGTTTTCTTTTGCTTGATGTTCACCTTGGGGATGAACACGAAGTTCAGGTTACGAATTTTTTTATTGAACTGCTTTTCATAGTAGTATTTGTATAAATGAAGCTGTCTTGAATCCATATAATTTCTGACATTATTGGAATACTTGAAGTCATAAATATCATAGCTGCCATCATCATTCCTGGAAGTTAAGTCTACAAATCCAATGAAATCGCTATTCATCAATTGAAGTTCATACTTACCTTCAGGAAGTATTTCCCTTACTTTTGGTATCAGATATTCCAGCTTGATAGCTTCATTTACATGGTCATTGTCAATGATGGGGAAGCTGTCATAATAAGTTTTAATTCCAGCTTCAACACCTTCTTCAATACCAGTATGAATTGCTGTTCCCAAGATTAAGGCATTATTGGCATCCGTATTGGGTAAGGTTTTTATTTCATCAATATAACGCATTTTGTACTTGAATTTGCAGCTTTCAAAGCAGTCAAGTCTTGAATGTGAGAATTGCATTTTATCACCCCTTTCACTATGGTCTTGAATTGTTCAAATCCTTCAGGGTAAAGAATCATTCCAATTCCATTTGCACTATTGGTAAGTTTAATATTGTGTTCCTGAAGGTCAGTTGGTCTGCCATTGGAAGCCTTCAATTCAACTTCAAAGTAAATTCCATTGATACAACATATCAGGTCAGGAATACCAGCCTTTTGAAAACCACCGCCCCAAATCTTGATGAACTTTATTGGGTGACCTTCTTGCTTCAGGTTGTTTAACCAACCTTTAACTTGTTTTTCAAACTGCTTTTCCCCAGCCATTACTTCACCGTTACCTTGACATAAGCTGATTTCTTTGAAGTCTTGGAACATTCAGCAGCAATATCAGGATATTTCTTTTTAAGTTTGGTACTGTCAATGCTAGTTGAAGTGGTTTCAGCAACATAGGTAATGTTCAAGATGTCACTTTCAAACTTCTTAACATTGCATTTTTCCATGGCTTCTTTCAGCTTTTCTTTCAGTTCCTTTTCCTGTTCTTCAAGCTTCTTTTTAGCTGTTACAATATCAACAATCTTTTGAATGACTGCAATTTGACCTTGTTTGAATACTTCCAGTCCAGTTTCTTCAGAAGCTTCTTCCATAATGGATTCACCGCAGCTTGATGGAATCAATTCACAAGTTTCATCACAACTTTCTTTCAGGTCACACTCAAAGCAGCAACCATCAAGCTTGTCCAATGGACATGAGTTTTTACACTTAATCATTTTCCATATCTCCCTTCACAATAAATACTTCCTTATGCTGAAGCCCAAAGGCTTTGGCATCTTCATGACTATTAAAGTAAATATCAACCACCTTATTGTCATACTTTTCAAGAACCCAATCTGCAAGCTTGTCTTGCACCGTATATTCACCAATTCCATCTATGTAAAGCCTTGTGTTAGATGGTAATGGTGCTGCTATGGAAACACCTTCTTCAAGTTCTACACCATAAGCCCCAACTACAATTCCCCCTGGTCTGTTCTTTGCCCATATTCCACAACAGATTTCACAAGGACAATAGGCAGTAATTCTGTATTCCCCAAGAGATTCCAGGATTGGTTCTTCAAGAATAGGTTCAATGATGTCTGTCGGTTCAGGTTCTTGAACTTCATGGGTAAAAAAATATACTTCCGTTTCACATGTTTCAAGTGCTTCAACATCTTTTGGTTTCATGAGTAGCATGGTAATTCCTGAACCAATAAGCCCAGCAATTAGAAGTGTTATGAACCAAAAGATAAACAATCTTTTAAATTTTACTTTCATAGGCTTTGAATAATTCATCAGTATAATCCTTTCTCATTTCCAATGTTTCAAGAATATCTTCTTCAACACTGTCAATACACATCATATAGTAATAAAAACATCTTTTACTTTGACCTATCCTGTGAACCCTTTTCTTTGACTGTTCAAACAGTTCACTTGATTGGGGAAGGGTGAAATAAATCACCTTATTAGACTTTTGCAAATTCAATCCCATTGCCCCCGCCTGGTACTGAACAAATGTTATTGAATTATCTTGTTCTTCATAAGCTGTTAAGTCTTTGATTGAACCATTGATTATTAATATTGGCTTATCTTCAACCAACTTCATTAAGACATCCAGTTCATCATTAAAGTTATAAAACACAATTAATCTATCATCAGTTGAATCAACCAAATCCCTGAAAGCTTCCAACTTGTTTTGGTTATAATGTCCGCAAAGCATCCTTGCATAAAGTCTTTTGGTAAGTGTGGTATCACCAATCATTTCTTTGCCTTCAACTGTTATAATACGATTCTTCATAAACTTTCTATATTCCTTGGTTGTTCCAATCATAACCTTATTGAATACCTGTTCAGGAAGGTCAACCACTTCTTCTGACTTCATGAAGATTGCCCCATGTTGATTAAGTTTTCTTTTTAGTCTTTCAACGTTTTTGTAGCCGATAACTTTTTGTCTGAAGAACCCATCTGTTTCCACCCACTCTGTGTCGATGTACTGTTTCCAATAAAGGTCTTTGCTGATTTTCCATCCAAGAAGGTGAAGTTGTGAATATAAGTTTTCATACTTTCCAGCTGTTGGTGTTCCTGACAATAAAATTACATTGTCAGGTTTCATTTGAAGAATAAATTTTGACCTTTTAGCTTTTTCATTTTGGATCATGGATGATTCATCCAACATCAATGTAAAATTCTTGATTTGAAGCAGCTGCTTCCGTCTGAATGCCAATTCATAGTTGATGATGAATACATCTATAAACTGACCATCCATTGCCCAACTTTTCAAACCTTCCCAATCTTCTTTTTCCCAAGTTGTTAGATTATAGGTAAATACCTTATTGGGATAATGATCATTAAAATGTTGAATCCAATCCTGAATCTTTGATTTTTGGCAAATTAGAAGATTTAATTGTTTCCCCAACTGCATCATCTTTTCACTTCCAACAAAGGTCTTTCCCAAACCCATGTCCAAGTAATATGCAACCCTGTTGAAATCTTTTGTTTGATTCAGTGCTTCTTCCTGGTGTGGATATAGTTGCAATTTATTCACCACCTTTAAGGGTTAAAAAATAGGCAGGAATTTCTTCTTGGGAAATTTGAAGCAGCTTCACCGCTTTGGATATTTCCTTCTGTGACCATTCAACCTTGTTATTCAACTTGGCTGAAATTGAAGTTGTAGACATACCCATTGCAGAAGCAAATGCTTCCTGTGTGCTGAAAACTTCCCTGATTCTT